GGGGCTCTCCACCAGATCCTTTATCGAGGCCACCAGCAAGTCAAAGTCTTCCGCGCTGGATCTCAGGTTGATGGCGGCCCTGATGACGTAGATTTCAGCACCAGCTTGCGTGCGGTTGTGCATCTTGCAGGCCTTGATACGTGCGCCAATGCCGCCAAAGCCTTCCCCGCAGATGTACAGCACAGCGCCTGCTGCTTGCACCTCCCGCCCCATCCACGGCCTGCCCGTTGCCACCGCCTCCGCAATGTCAAGGGCAACGAATGACTTGTATGACCCTGGCGGCCCGTACAAAGCGGCAAACGCCTTCTTCGGCAGCACATTGTCTATCAGCCACTCCACAGGCTCGTCCTCAATATCATCCCAAGCCTCAATGTTGAGCAATTGCCGAGGGACTAGGATGGGTTGGCCTTCCTCGGGTAGCGCAGGCACTTCCTCAACCGTTTCCCGTGGAACAATCCACTCGGGTGGCTGCACCTGATCCACGCTGGTGATGACGGGTAATGCCTTGGCGAGTTCTGCCAGCTTTGCCCTGTCACCGCCATCAGCCACCCACTCATATGCATCGTCACCCAATTCGGGTAGATTGAAATCAAGCACTCGGACAGCTTTAGCTACTGGCAATAATGCCTCCACCACCCGCCTAGCGTACTTCCAACCTGGTGCGTCGCAGTCCGGAACCACAATCACTACAGCGCCAGCAAAGTATTGGGTAATGTCTTCCGGCCAATGGCTTGCACCAGCGTGAGACGTTGTGGCAATCGCGCCTATGCTGACCAGGGCATCGGCTGCCTTCTCGCCTTCAACCAGGTAAATGGCGCGTCCAGCTTCTCTCGCGTTAATCAGTTCCGGCAAACGGTAGGGAACTATCCTTGCCCCTGTCATGCTGCCCTTGCGGTTGCCAGCGGCATCCACCTTGTGCAAGCTATATGTCTTGCCCTTCTCGGTGTTGGTCTTGAATCTTCGCTTTACGAACAGCGTCTCGCCTTGCTCATCCTTGTACTCCCACTCCTGCTCCAGCGTTGGCATAGTCATCAATTCACCTTTAATGAGCGCGAGACTGTACTCCTGGCGCTGGATGCTTGGCAATAGGTTGCGTTCCCGTACAGCGTCGAATACCGAGTGCTGGTCGCATCCACCGTGGCAGTGGAACAGGTACTTGCCATTGTCTTCCTTGATGGATAGAGACGGGTTCTTGTCCCCGTTGCCTCTGCCGTGCCCAGGTACAGGGCAACTCGCAAGCCAGTTACCGTTGACCTTCTTGGCGTTGCCCAAGGCTTTGGCTATTGTTTCTGTGTCCATTTTCTCGTTCTCAGTTTTTAGAGGAAAAAAAAGCCGGTGGAGATCAACCCACCGGCGTACCGAATCAACGGTTAAAAGAACTCTTCATCATCCATCACGGGCGCAGGCGCAGGCTTGGATGCCTTGCGTACAGGTGCTGGCTCCGGCTCAACAAAATCGTCACCATCCGCATTCATGCCTGCGGGACGCGCAACCCAACCCGCCAGCTTGAAGTTCGGCACTCGGGTGTTGCCCTTACCGACCTTCTCGGCGGTGCTGTTGACGTACTCAATAACGGGCAGACGGCCATCTTTATCGTCCTTGTTAGCGCATTCAGCGTAGATTTTCTCAAATCCTTTACATGGCCCGTAAGCGTTCGCCGACCAATCGACCAGGCCGAGTTCCTTTGAGTACAGCGTAACGACAAACCCGCGCTTGTAGCCCTCGCCAGGTGATTGGCTCTTAGCGCCCAGCGTCTCATCAGGCTGCCAATCGCGTACACCCGCACCAATCATCAACCAGCCGGTCTGCACCGAGTCCAGATCCATGACCACCTTCTTGAGTTGGATTTCCTCACCGTCACGGTTAGTCCAGGCGTTGGCCTGTGGTGCAAAGCGGATGTAAGAGTTACCACTACCGTTGTTGTTTGAAAGATTTAGCATTTCAGTTTCCTAAGTTAACGGGCTTACGCCCAAAGTCAGATGTCGGAGGATTCCAACATCTTTGCCAGAGTCAGCCCACTTGAGACCTTCTCTGTCAAATCGTCGAGCAGATGCCGGTCATCTTTGCTCAGTAATTTCTCAGCTTGCGCTGGGGTAATCAATTCGTTTTTGTAAAGCATACGGGTGGCGATCGGCAGATCTTGAAATCCAATCGTATCGATGTCTGCCTTCCACTTGCGGATAGCGCGTTTCGGAACCAGATGCCAACCTGGCACTGCCGCGCCATCCTCCAGGCGCTTTGTCGCCACCTTCTTCAGTTCCTCGTAGAAAGCCTCAACCAGTTCGCCCTGCTCCAACCAGGTGGCGATCTCACTGTCGCTAAGTTCCTTCGTCGGAGCCAACGGCAACTCGTAAGCCTTCTCCCGCAGGGCTGGGCAGTGTAGCTTGGCAGGGCAATACTTGCAGGCATCGCGTGACGGTGTCGGGTAAGCGTTCATCGTCGCAATGTCGTTCACCGCCTTCATCAGTTCGTTATCGCGCCACTGGAGCAAGTCGTACAGGCTCATCTCATGAGTGCGGTTCGCGCCGACCTGGGGCTGGACAATCGTCAGGCGAATCGTCTGAAAGTCACCCAACTCCTTCATCATGGCTAGAGCGTAAATCTTTAGCTGCGCGGAATCCGCGTCAACGTAGTTGCGTCCGGTCTTCAGGTCCACGATCTCGATGATGCTGTCCTTGACGCTGTACCCGACAACGTCGCACGTCCCAGATAGTGACACCTGCATGGTGTTCAGGACCGTCCCGTGTTGCTCCACCAGGACTCGGCCTAAGTCTTTTTCTAGGCGCTTGATGGTGTCCAGGTGTAGCTGCGCGAACTCAGCGTTCTGCTCTGTGATGCGGATACCCTCCACCAGCTTGTCGATGTAGTTCTTCGGGTCATCCTCTGTCTGCCAGCACGTCTCGGCCAGCGCGTGGATGGCAGTGCCTATCTGCGCAGCCTCGCCACTAGGTGACTCAGGGATGCCCACTGACAGATGGACACTGGCAGGGCACGCCATCCAGCGTGACGCTGCGCTCGGCCTTAGTTTGATGCGTTCCATTTTTCTCTCTCTCTTTCGTGTTCGTTGCTGATGATTGCGTAAGCCTGTTTGCGTACTTCGTTAGTGACCGCGTGACCCAGGTCATCAGGGTCCAGCAGGCGCTTAAGCAAAACAGTCTTGTCGCGTGAAGATTCGCGTTCTTTCTCTAGCTGAGTCGCAAGCCAGATGATGTGCTCGCGCATGGTTCTGAGTTGGTCAAGCATGGTCAGTCCCCGCAAAAGCAGGCAATACTTTCTTCGTTGGGATCAAACATATCGCGCTGGTCTTTTGAGAACTGCAACATGGATGCGTAACTAGGGCGGTCAGAGCGAAATGTTGCCCCGACTTTCTTCTCTTGGCCTGCCCACCAAACAGCACGATCAGGACGATCCAACACTAGGCTGATAACTTGATGCGGGCCTTTCAAAAAGCACAGGTCGCAATTTCCCTGTGCGGTCACTCCATCTCTGAATTCAAGGCCTAAGTCAAACGGCTGCGCCTTCCAAAAGGCTTGAACGGTTCTTTGCGTAACCTTTGCGTCTGCCAATGGGATGAGCATCCCCCGCTTTCTCATCTTGACAATTCGGATTGGCTCATCTGCGCGGACACCCACCATAGTCGCGTCATCCTCCAAGTTGCTGAATTTCTTTATAGGTTTGACTTTGAGTTCTTCAGTGCAAAACCTAGCTACGGGATTAGGTAGATATGACTTTTTGGTGGTCAGCAAATCAAACGGTTCACCATTACGGCTGGCCGTTACATGGTCCACCAACGTATACCCGTATACGCTGTACTCCAACCAACTGATGGGAACACCCCACTGCTCGGAACAGTCCTGCACAAAACGCAATGTCGCTTCATCTTCCTTGCCAGTGTTGGCAAAGCAGACAATGGCCTCTGCTGGCAACCCGCCATTGCTTTGCAGCACCCGCCAAAGCATATAGGCACTCGTGCGCCCACCGCTAAACGATATGCACGTTGGCTCTGTGATTTTGAACGGGTCAAGCATGGCGTGTCAGATACCAGTAAGCAATCAGGGCAGCATCTGCGCGGCCATCATCCTTCGCACGCTTAAACAAGTCGGCTTTAGCTGCAGGGAATAGTTCCATCGCCCTCATACGCGACGCATCCTTTCCCGCAGCGCGGCCTACAGCTTTCGTCCAGGTGGCAGGGGCGACATAGGTATGTGGAATCTGCAAAGCGGCTACAACGCCCTCAATGATGCCTGCCGATCTTCCGAAATTAAACATACTGGTGACGCCTTGGCCTGGCATAGCGCCAACCTTCTCAATCACGACGTGCGAGTCAAGGTAACAAACTAGGATGTCGCGTAACCCAGCCGCGCTGATATGCCGTTTCTTTGTCTTGCCCGAGTCCACTTCCAAGGTGGGCATATCGATTACCTCAAACAAGGTATGCGTCTCCGAGCTGAAAACGCTGATGGCTCCGCTGATGCCTGGGTCGATTCCAATGACGTAACTCATTGCTCGCGCTCCTTCTGTAGCGCCAGCAGCCGGGCTTCCACCAGCGCGTCGCAAGCCTCCTGCAGCTTGATGACTGCCGAGTACAGCGGAATCACCTTGCCGGTACTCCAGCGCGAGACCTGGGCCTTGTCAATGCCTGCCGCGTAGGCGACATCCGAGAGAGTGAAACCGGACCGTTCCGCTTTCTCGCGGATGGCCCTGATGGCAGATTGTGTGGTCGTTTCCATGATTAGATTATCATCTCCTTGTTGATGCATTCTACACCGAAATGTCTAGGTGTTTTCCCTAATGCATTTCGCAACTGATGTTTGTGATGTAGTAGTCAACAGATATATGATGCGACTGTCATCAACCACTAGGAGACACCACAATGAAACTGACAGACCGACAACGCAGCCAGCTTAAAGCTGCTGCTATCTTCGGAGGCGACCACGTTAGCAAGGTCGTTGCCGCCTTGCAGCTAGAGAATCCCGAGGCGTTTTGGCAGGAGCATGAACTGCATCAACGCAACTTCTGGCATGAGCCTATGTCTTACGGGTTCACCGTCCCGCACCGTTCATTTGTGCATCGGTATGTGCCTGGCCGTAAAGCTGAGTACAGCTTGGAGCAACGTCAGATCATGGCGCAAAACCATTACCTCACCATCACCCGCCAAATTGGAGTCGGAGCATGAAATCCTTAATACTTGAGGCGGCACTTTCTGCCGTAATCCTCGCTGGCCTTTCCTACGTCCTTACACAATGGTGGTTTGTATGATGAATCCTCTAGAAATCGAAATCAAGAAGACCGTGTTCGCGCACCTCCCTGCGGTTGGCGACTTTGGCATCCTGTCCCGTGATGACCTTGCTACCGTCCTGCATACCGCCTGCACCGAGGCTGCCCTGGCAGGATGGGCGCGTGGTACTGAAGCTGCCCAGAAGCGCGTAGACGCCGAAATGGCAACGCTGCGCCAAGAACTGAAGTCGATCCAGACCGAGTTGGCGTATGCCAAAGCCAATTAGCCTAGTCGTGCTGGCGCTATGCGCCATGCTTTTTGTGTTTGATTCACCGGAGTACCATAAATGGATAACGATGATGATGAAATAGAGTCCTGGGCCAGCATGGCCTTGGGATTGATAGCCTGGGCTTTCTTTGTGATTGGCCTAGTATCAGTGGTGGTTTCCATTTGCATGGCATGGGGCTACTACACATATGAACCCAAATGCGGCACTGTCGCCGCGCTGTTTACCCAGGAGTGCAAGTTACCATGATCCACATCATCTACATACCCGTCCTGTTCGTTTGCATGAACGGTAATTGCGAGTTCATGCAGGCGCAGATCACATACAAGTCGGAACAGCAATGCCGTGCCGTGGTAGACGCTCAGAAAGAAAATCTGCAAAAGATGGCGCTCAAAGGTGGTCAGATGGTCACCCAGATCGAGGGTACTTGCATCACGCTCAAAGGTGGGATGCTATGACCGGATTTAATTCAAAGCGTGATGCTGCTGCGGACAAGTTGCAGGAAGACCTAATCAACTACGGCACATCGTGGTCACAAGATGGCAAGCGCATTGACCCGATGAGCGTGTACAAGGAGCCAGCGCAGGAGCCTGTGGCGTGGATGTACCAACACCCAAACAACCATCGTAAAACCTGCTATCAAACATACAAACCTAGTGGTGAATGTACCCCTCTTTACACCGCCCCGCCACAGCGCGAATGGGTAGGGCTGACGGATGATAAACGCGGGGACATAGCAATAGATTCAAACTGTTCTTTTTTCCTGCGAGATTACCCAAAATCTATGTGTAGATTTGCACAAGCCATTGAGCAAGCCTTGAAGGAGAAGAACACATGAATAAAGACGAAGCCCTGGAAATAGCCCTAGACTACATTAGACGAACGTCCCACTGGGAAAAAGGGCGTGATAGACACGACACTCTAAAAGCGGTTGAGGCAGCCTTGGCACAGCCTTGGCCCGACCTCACCAAGCGCGACCGCGAGTCGTATCAGAAGGGGCACAACGATGGGGTTGCACACCATAAGCAATCAGTCAAAGCAGCACAGCCAGTGCAGGAGCCTGTGGCGTTTAATGAATTTTTAGAGTCGGAAGATTTTTACAATCTGATGCAGACATATCGGCACTTTCAAACTGACGCAGTAAAGCCGTTTGAAGCCGTAAAAGACGCTTTACGCGCTGCATACAACATAGGAGCCAATCCATGATCTGCCCGCAGTGCAAAGCCTGGACCCGCGTGCTGGAGACCAGGCATAAGTACGACAATGAAACCTACCGCCGCTATGAGTGCGCCAATGGCCACCGATTCTCAACGATGGAAAGAGTGAAAGTAGAACGTGCAACCAACCCGCCTAAAGCAGATTGAGCAGGCGCTAAAGAAACCGATGACGTGCAAGGAATTGGCGGCCATGGTGTTCCTGTCTGAGCGTGCAGTTGAGAACAACATGAAGAGGATGCATGAGCATGGCCAGGTCTACGTCGCAGGCTGGGAGCGTACTGCTGGCTCTTTTGCACGGGTCTATGCGTGGGGAATAGGCGTAGACGCTCCCAGGCCAAAACGTCAATCTGTGCGCGATAGGGTTAATAAGATGCGGGAGCGTGAGTCTCCAGAGGAGAAAGACTTCCGGCTGGCGCGTGATCGTGCCAATCGCCGGAAGATTAAGGTTCATCCGCTGATGGCGGCTTTTTATGGAGTGAAATAACTCACTCCTGTGCCGCGCCGATTGCGCTTCCCATTCCCATACGAATCGCCTTCTCGCGCAGTGACTTAGCAAGAGGCTCCACCTTCATCATGTTGGCCTTGCTCATCAGCACAGACGCTGTCTGCGGGTCAAGCATGGCCTCCACCAGCAACTGCTGAATCTTGTCATCCGGCAGCTTGTACAGGAAGTCCAGCGGACGTGTCATGGTGCGCAGCGTCGTGTTGGTCGCCATCGACTCGCTGAAGATTTTTCCGATCATGTTTCCCATCGACATATTCTTGAACGTGTCGGAGCCCGGAGGCTTCACGCCTGGCGCTGTGGCCGCCATGCCACGATTGATCTCGGTGATGATGTTGTCCAGCCTGCGCTGCGCTGGCGCTGACAGGTCTGCGCCGATATCTTCAGCGCGAGTAGCCAATTGCCGACGCAACGCGCCAGCGGCCAGCACAGGCTCACCCGTTATTAGGTTGGGCTGGCCGGTGGTGACTTTGCGCTCAATGTCTTGCAGCAATTGCATCTGGTCAATTGGGCCTGACATTTTTTTGTACTTGCTCATGTAAGCAGAGTAACCAGGTGCAGCGGCTTCAATCACGTCATCGATTGATTTAATGACATCTGTCAGTTGACCTTTTGCAAGTCGCAGGCTTGGGTTTTCCTGGTTGTACTTGCCCTGCGCGGCAGCAGCCAAATCCTTGCGAACTTCGTACAACTCTTGAGGGCTACCAGCCTTTGCAATCCTACTGGTTGCCCAATTCATTGCGCTCTCAACGTCCTGGCGTACACCAACTGGACTATCCAGCACGTTCTGAACCGCCTTGTTCACCACCAGACCAATGCCACTTTGGAATATTTCTGGTTGTACAGTGACGCCAGCAAATGCCTGTTCACGCATAGGGCCAGTGATACCCGAACGCTTTGCCTCGGCGTAAGGAATAGAGCCTGGTCCACCAGACAGTCGGCGGTATGCGTCCAGCAGAGCCTGCTGGTTACTGCTTATGCGGGACGGGAAAGCGCCAGACTGATCCAGCGCCCTGATGGCAGTCTCAGACGCCGCCAAGCCAGGATCAAACGCCGTTCCAGCCGTTGTCGGACGCACGCCTGGTACTAGGGGTGCAGCGCCAGCCAAACGCGCCTGTGCGGCCTCTGGGTTGGTCGCCAGCCGGTTCAGCACGTTACCCACAATTACCTCGCGGCCAGCCTGGGTGAACGGCTGCACTACGGTGGCCGGTGCTGCCAAGGCGCGTTGAGTGAACGGCAGTTTAGGGCCACCAGGTGCAACCATACCAGCCAGCATCGCACCTCCCATCTGAGCTTCTGGGCTTGCGCCTGACTCGCGCAGAGTTCCACCGGCAGCGCCTGCCATTCCTGCTCCGGCCACTTGCTGCGCAGGGTAGCGCGAGAGCAGGCTAAACACCTCGGACGGAATACCAGCCGCCTGACCACGCATCAGGTTGGCGTTAGCCAGGTTCTGCGCTACCACGCCAGCACCACGCGCAGATCCCGCGGTCGATGTGCCTGCGCGGACGATGTCGCTCACCACTCGCTCTGTTGGCGTCTCTGGGACAGGCATTCCCATCTTGGTGGCAATATTCTCAAACGCCTGAGATGGCGTCGGCACGTTGTAGCCCGTGGCGCGGTTGAACAGGTTAACCAGAGGGTCACCGGCCATAGTTCCAAGGCCGACGCCTAGAGCGCCAATGGCAACCCCTGGAGGCCCACCTACCATTCCACCCATCGCAGCCCCCGTCATGGCCGGTAATGCTGCGCGGGAGGTGAGTCCGACCTGACGCATTAGGTCCTGCGCAACGCTGCGCTGACCAGGTAGCTGAGACAACGCCGCAGCCATCTCGTCCTGCGTCATGCCATCAGGGAAAGAGACTACTCCGACGCCCTCAATGTTGACTAGTTGAACCATGATGTACTCACTTCCATTTCTTGGTTGTTGGGTCCCACGTCAATACAGGAGCGCCACCTGCTGCTGGTGCTGCTGGTGCTGGCGTAAATGCAGTAACAGGAGCAGGAGCGCCAAGCGCCTGACTTGCGTCAATACCGTATTTCCCACCAAACCCAGCATATTCATTGCGCTTATCGTTATAGGATTTTGCAGATGCTGCAAACAATTCATTAGCCAAAGCATTGAACTCATTACGCTGCGTAGGAGTCAGCAGAGTGCCAGTCTTCCACATATCCACGTAATTTTTTAGCCTGTCCATCTTCCCGGTAGCCGCCATAGCGATACCCAACTCAGACTCGCGCACAACAGAACCAGGATCAAGCAGCTTCATAATCTTGGTTGCGGCTGCAACATCACCGATAGGATTCGCCTTCTTTAAGGATTCTTGAATCTGCGAAAAAGCACTCTTCATGCTCTGAAATTCTTTGTAGATAGGCTCTGCGCTGAATGCATCTTTGAGTTTGAACTCGTTAGTGAACCCCTTTTCTCCAGTGTTCACCGATACGTTTGTTCCACCAGCGCCAGACTGACGAATCTTCATCACATTTTCAAGCGTTACAGGCTGTCCAGTCTCTTTCAGTATTTTGATTTCAGCAGGGCTTGCCTCTTGCTTGAGCAATTGCAAGTTGCCCAATGTTGGCTGCAATCCAATAGCTTTCAATGTACGAATAGCTTCCGGCTCCTGACCAACAGCAGTCGGATGCAGCTTCTGCAAATTCTCAATAGTGATGGGCAATCCCAAAGCATTTAGTTTCTTGATGTCATCAGGAGTAGCCTCTTTCGCAGGCATCAGCTTTTGCGCCATGTCAAAGAATTTGCTGGCCTGCTCGGGGTTGCGTGCGGCATAGACATCTGCCAGCTTCATGTACTGCTGCGCCTTGAACTCTTTGGGGTCAACGCCTTCCGGTGCAGGCTGCGCCATAAAGTTAGCGACATTGGTCTGCATATCCTTTGCGGCCTTCGCCTCATCCATCTTCTGCTTCATCGCCATGCTCTGGAGCAGATTCTGCTGCGCTGCCGTGTAGCCCTGCTGGCCTGCGCCATAAGCCTGACCAAGCGCCTGGCCAAGTCCAACTGGCACTCTGCTTGGTCCTGATGCCGCAAGCAGTTGCATGGCAGCAGACATCAGACCCTGGTTCTGTAGCTGCGCTTTCTGCTCTGGCGTCATGTACTCGTCGAATGCCGATGCACCGCCAAACATATCGCCCAGCAGGCCGAGTGTGCGCTGTGGTGTGGCTTCTTGTACTGCTGGTTCAAATGTCTGCAATGGTGCTTCCATAGTCTGTTCAACTTGTGGTGCTGCTTGCACTTGCACTTGCTGTTGTGCAGACAGTGGCTGCATCTCTTCACCAGTATCCATCAGTCCTGCGCTAGGAGTAAATCCCATGCCCGGCACATTTGGATACAGGTTAGCGCCTAGAGGATCACGTCGCTTCTGATAGAAGATGTCAGGACCCTTCCGCGAAACGTACTGCGGATTAGACATTTGATCGACATAGACAGGTTGACCAGGCATACCCGTGATCTCTGGACGGTTCATTCGTGCCAGAATGTCTTGAATCTTAGGACGATATGGCTGGTTAAATCTGCCTACACCGAGTCCGCTACCGAGATAATATTGGGTTGGGTCAAATTGAGTTGCCATCTTGTTCCCCTTATCCACCAAAGTATCCAAGCAAACCACCTAGCAGCGCACCGGTTCCGCCGTAGTTTGCGCCGCCTAATCTCTGTCCTGCCAATGCACCACCAAAGGCTCCCGATATAGGGTTTGTATAGTACGGCTGCGTCTGGGTCATCCCGAGATTCGGTAGCTGACCAGAAAGAGCGCCAGACGCAATGCCTAGCTTCTCAATTCCAATGTTGCGCAGGGCATCCAACTGAGCCTGCTCCAACTGCTGACGCGCACCGCCCAGGCCCATCACTGCCTGGCCGCCGGAGATGTTCGCTCCCTTGGCGTACTGTGCCAACTGAGCAGCTTGGCCGTAACCAGATGCACGCAACTGCGCAGCTGTATCAGCGGCCTGCTTGATGGCAGCGGCATTCGTGAGTGACTCTGCAACGCCTTGGCGTGACCCACCAAAGGCTCGTGCAGCAGTCGCAGCCTGACGGTTTTGCAATTGTTGAGTTTGCAATGCACCACCGACATCAGCCAGGCTACGCTGAACCACCTCGTTCTCGTAGGGGTTCATAAACTGCTGAATGGACTCTCCCGTGAATGGTGTCAGAGCCTCATTCGTTACTTGCTGTTCACCAGCCGTATACAGAGGATTGAACCCTGCAAATTGTCGTGCCGGTAATGCACCAGCAACGCTCTGAGCCTGCTGAATGTTGCGGAGATAGGCCGCCTTCAGATCAGGGTCAATCGCTGTGGTGCTAGTTGTACTTCCGGATGCGCCGCCTTTAGACATATCGTTTCTCCTTACATTTCGAGCAAGCCGCGTAGCTTGCCCTTTGAAATCTTGCCCGAATTGATAGCATTCATTAGTTCAATGCCATACTTCTTGACTGCCTTGTCGTTGATGACGTACTCTCCATCCTTGAGGGCTCCGTAACCGTCATCAGGTCCCATTGGGTTCGGCCCTTGCAAGTGCTGCATGGAGACGTGACCGCCTTGCGCCCATCCTCCACCTTCACCGCCACCAGAACGCGACCAACCGTAGTTCCCAGCGTTTGCGTTTGAGTAACCACCACCGCTTTCACTACCGCCATTGCGACCACCACTTTCACTTGATTGCGCATCAGCTATAGCTTGCGCTGCCTGCGCAGGGTCAACGCTCATGGGATTAGCTGGTATCCCTGCACCAGTTGGTGTTGTCATAGCACCAGGTACACCAAATCCTCCACCAGCAAAGGTGCTTGCATCACTTGATGGAGCGCCAAACATGGTTCCAGAGGAGTATCCGGCTTGCGCATCAGCAAATGCTTTTGCTGCATTTATTCCAGCCTGCTCCAACTGGCTAGTCAGCATTGACTGGGATTTCAAATATGACGGGATTGCTCCTGGCAATATGACAGTTCTTCCATATGCGTCAAGCGCTTGAAACCCAAGACTACCTAATTCTGGTGATGCCAATGGACTAAGCGGGTTATATCTAGGCTCAGATGCTTCCTGCATACCGCGTCCACCACCACCGCTAAGAGTCTTCCCCATAATTTCTTCGTAGCGAGTGACTGGTGCTGCTGACGCTTGAGGCTCGGCTACGTCATACCCTCCGGTGTAGGCTTGTGGGTAACCAAAGAACGAAAACGGCTGAGACTGCGCGTACTGCGCCATGATCTCTGCGTAACGGTTTCTTGTCGCCATCTACAACTCCTTACTAAGAATATGCCACTTAGGTACATATCCCTCATCTGCCATAAACGTCCTTGCCCAACCCTTACGGCCAGCCAAGGTAACTCGCGTGCAACCAATCTGCTTACCCCAAGCCTCGATGTGTGGTCGCATCAGCCTGAGTTCATCTAGGTCGCCGCCAGCAAGAAAATAGTGCAGATTCTTGAGTTGCGGGTAGACAATGATCTCTGTGATGACTGCGCTTTTAGTCCCAGGCCAAAGCTGGAACCTTCCTTCCTCTACACCCTGCGCAACATCTTCAAGGGTGTGAGTGCCTGCTGAGTATTCTAAAGCCGCTTGGATGTGTTGTGCCAACCGCCAGAAATCCTCCATTACCGTTTCCCTGCCGTGGTGGCCTCCAGCCGCATCACGCCGACCCGCCAATCCTGCAAGACATTACCGGTTACCTTCATCTTGACTGACCGGCCTGAGAACCTGGCGTCGGTCGGAGCCTTTGCGCTGAACGGACCATAGGTTGACTCTGCCGATGTCGGGTACAGCCTAGCCGTGAACGAAATAGCGACCTCTCCCAGAGTCTGCTCGTCAGGGATTACAGACCTAACGGCCATCACGTTGTCGCCGTTTCCTAGTTCAATCGGACCAGACTGCGCGTAAGGTGAAACTGAATCGTAGGTGAATCCGATCTCGTGGTCGTAGATGTAACCGTCGGTGCTGACCATCATTGGGTTTGTGAAAACTGCTCTATCAGTTCCTGCGGTACGCGCCATCATGCCAATTGACCAGTGTCCTTCACGATAGTTGTAGGTGACATATGAATCATTCTCATTTGAAGAAAGAGACGGGTAGAACCAGGTCACCTCACCAAATTGAGAATTGTGGACTGCGTAGACTTTGGATGCCTGAGAGAAGTTGATATTGTTGAAAATGTAGTCACCGACATCGCACGTCATCGGCTTCACAAATCCATCGTAAGACCAGAATCCTGATTTCGACATCCACATCGCGGATGTGTCGATGGCCGCTACAGCCTGCGCTGAGATGACCCCGCACCCGCTGCCTACCTTCTCAAAACTGTAGACGTAGGGCAGGCCGATGTAGCTGGCGATGTGCGCATCCACGTCTGTGAACAGGATATTGACTCCACGCACACGTTTTCCGCACTTCAGCGAACCAACAGTAGCCACTTCAAAATCACCAGCTTGATTGGTAGCCGCAGCCGTCCAGGTTGTATTGTTCTCCTGATCTGACCACTTCACCAGGCGCGGGTTACCCGATGCTCCCAAAGCAAACATGATGCGTTCGCTGGTGACCATTACAGCCGCGCAACTTGTCGGGGCATTGGTGATGGCAGCCGCCAACGTAGGCGTGGAGAATCCTAACTGCCACTCGTACAGTTTGCCGTCGGTGCTGCTGCATCCGACCAGGTACTCGCCCCATGTATCGAGACTCCATGTCGTGGCTGGCGTAGCAGCGCCAGTGTCAGGACGTTGCGTACCATATGCGTAGTACCCATAAGTTGCATTCCCGTAACCAGTTTTCACAACAGAGTCGGCTATTCCTGCTGTGAATCCTGTAGGAGTAATGTCTTTAAGCGTACCAGCCGCATTCATAACGTACAACTTTGAGTGCGTACCGGCTCCGATCCATCGATCACCACCGTTATCACGCCAAGTTATAAGACCTCGGCACATACCCGTCATCTGAGATGCGGAATGCTTTTGCCACCCGCCAATGGGTCGCAATGTATTTTCAAACCAGCGAACCAAGTTAGAGTCGTACCAGCGGCCAGCCGACTGATACTCAGTGCCGTTGCGGTAAACGCCTGGAGGAATCTTGAGAGGAATGAGTGCCATGATTACACCGATAGGTTGGAGACAAACGACAGCGTGGCTACAGCGGACGCTGTGGATGGTCTAGTGGGTGACGTGCCAGCAGCATATGCCGGTATAAATACTGATGTGCTGTCAGTTGACCACCATATCTCAATGTAGTCGTTTGCTGACAATGTCAGGTAGTAATTCCATCCGACAATGTTGTGATAAAACTCGGTTGCGCTTTTTCTTGCTGCTAGTCCAATTTGACCTGTTGATCCAGCAATGTCAGTGCCATTCTTCTTAAGCCAGATGCTCATGTCCTGCATAGAGTTGGCGTTGTTCTCTACCTGGACGCTAAATTGCAAGTTGTAGATTCCACTCTGATCCACTGTCAGCTTGGTGGTACTTGCTACTGTTACACCATTGCTGAAGTCTGTCGTGTTGAATTTGAGCGCAGTGGCCGTGTTGGTTGCTGCTGTCTGCGTCGTAGTGTCTTCAAACGCTCCATAAGGGACGTTTAGGTACTTACCACCACGCGGTCCAAATAACGCGCCCAGAGCGTTTGTGACGCGCTTGGCGTAGTTCCCGATGTTGCTGAGTGTCTGACTGAAAAACAAGCGGTCATATACCTCGCCAGGGTTGCCTAGATTCGGCTGCGCTGGCGTTGTGATTTGGCTTGTTAGGTCTGTCATACGTTACGTTCAAAGTGCGGACAGTCTACCAATGAACGAAAGTTCCCGCCCCAACGATTTTTCGGGTGCAGGCTTTCCCAATACGCGCCAAGCGGAGCCAGGATTCCCTTATCCCAGATGATTTTCCCGTCCTTAAAGAAGTTAAGGTCTATCGCGCAACGCTTCAGATGGATGCTATTCATGGTCTTGGACCGGCCCGTCTTGAAGTAGATGGCCTGCTGCTCTGGTGTACGCGCCAACTCGCCACCAGTGACCAGGAATCCCTGCTCTGTGGCGTGCTGGATTAGCTTGCACATATCCAGTAGGAAAGCTGCTTGCTCTTGATTGAGACTCATTTTGCGATCCTCATTTCTGCCAGCTTCTCAACAGTTCGACCGCCAAAGTAAGCGCCCATAATCAGCATTCCCCAATTGCCCAGCAAGGTCACATAGGACTCGTTGGCGTTTAGGCCGTAGGCCGACATCATGGCAAACAGGAAATACCCCATAAAGATGGCAATGAGCGACATGGGACGGATGTTCTTTGAAAGCCATGAATCAGAACTCATATCTGCCTGCCAGCGATCTGTGATGTTGTCAGCATCATTCTGTGCAGCTTTAGCCAGCATCTCCATCTCGGCCAATTCCATCTTGGCCTTTTCGATGCCCAACTCAATCAGGCGCTCCTCATGGTGAAACTGCAACTCGCGCAGCTTCTCAACGTCAGCCGGTGTTGGGTTATCTGGGATCTTCACGCCCAGCGTGTTCTCGACAACCTCCTTGCCCTTGGCCTGGATGGCGCTTGACAGGAGTCCTAGACCGTTTTCCGCAAGAGTACCAAGTAGTGCGCCAAGAATTGGAATCATTAGAAACCTCTGTTAGTGATAACGTGAAATGCAACGCTTACCAATGGGACAACGATAGCTGATGCGCCTACAATCCACAGTGTATTCATAATAATCGTCACCTTCATTTCCCTGTCCTTTTGCTGGCGCTCAGAATCTTCTCTTTCAAGAGTATTGCGTTCCTTTATCAGCCTGGCTCGCTCTGCCATCATCTCTTCCCATACCTGTGCGTTACCGCTATAGAAGAGGATGTCTTTCAACTCCTTCTCATGTTCTCGCAACGCTTTGGATGCAATTGCAATCTGGAGAGCCTGAGAACTTATCTGCGCATCTGTCTTTCCAATTGACGCAATCCTGGCCTTGCTGCTTGCTAGATGAACCGTGTCTGCCGCTTGATAGAAACTGCTGAATTCTTTGTATAGGCCGTGGATGTCTTTACCAAGGGCGACTGCTTTTTTATGCCAGCTACAGCGCCCTGCGCCATAGCAAAGGCCGTGAATGGGTCAATCATTTACGGTTCACAACTACCCAGCGGCAGATGCGTCCATCTTTATCCATGAATTCATTTGCGCCCATCGTCTTGTCCTCATCTTTCTTAGGGATACGACAAACCAAAACCGTCTTTGTCTCAGTATTCGGCCAGGGGCTATCCGCTGAGACAATCTGATCCATCACTTATCAGCCTTGTGTTCCAGCTTATCAAAGATGCGCTCTAGCGTTGCGTCAATCTTGTCAAGTCTGCTCTCAATGTCAATCTTGCTGACGTAGTTCTTTGGCAAGTCAATCTCAATGGCTTTGATGTCTTCCTTCAAGGCTTTCACAGAGTCCCATATTTCCTTACACCACCAGCCGACAGCGACCAGGATCGCGCCACCGACGAAGTTAAACATTGGCTGGAATTCCATGATTATTAGTCCGCTGGTTGTGGCGTGTTGCCTTCAGCAAGCCATTCTTGAAACTCAGGGTATTCTGCTGTACAGGTCAGGCGGCATTTGCCATCATCATCAACACGGGCGTAGATTTGTGGTTCGCCTTCAACGGCGGGTAAGCATTTGAAAATCATAGTTCAGCACTCCATCCAAAGTATGCGGTTGCATTAACAGCTCTACCATACCCGCCTCTTCCAACTGTTAAACCAGATGCAACCGTCAATTTTGAAGTTGCCATATCCGTTGACGCTGTACTAAAAATAGGTACAGCAGAACAAACAAAAGATGTTCCAGATTCTCCATAAGAATAATCCCCCGCTGTGCCAGTTTGTTCTAGCGCAGTTGGAGGTGTTCTTAAAGTTACTGGGTATTGCGTCAATACAATAGCTTCGGTTGTAGCTTGCGTATACGCACTTCCCAATGACCTCACTGCCGCACCCGGCGTGGTTTTGTAATAGTACCGCTGGCACAAAGCCAACTCAGTCCCATATGGGCGGTAGTCAAACGATGTGGCTGTGCTGCCTTTTTCTAGCTGTACGCCTGTAACGTACCAAGTGGCTGCGTTTGTGCCTACTACCGATACAGCGCCTGTGGCCGAGTTGTAGTTGGTTGCCGCCCATGCGCCCGCAGTACCAGATTGCGTTGTGCCAGTTCCAAGTGAAAATATTACGCTAATTCCTATTCCATTTGTAGTTAACCAAGTTCCCGTGGTATCCCCCGCAATGGTTACAGATGCTTGTGTCCATGTGTTTGCTGAAGATATGGTGTAAGTAAATGGGTATGACCTAGTACTTCCGCTATTTTTTAATGCGCCGCCAAATGTTCCTGTTAGACTTGAATATACCCAAAATGACAAAGTGACGGTCGCCGCTGATGCTGTACCAAATGCTAAATCAGCTACATTTAACCCTTCAATTCTTTGTTGCACGTTAAATGTTTCTGCTGCGCCAACTGTGTAAGCAGAAAGCGAGGTGCATCCAAGATAATTTATGTACCCTGTTGGAGGCGTTACTGCCCCAGCATTTTGTCCAATTTTAAATTTGGACGCAACAGTAGAACCCGTTTGCCATCTATCCAAATAATAAGTTCCCGCAACAGCAGGGTTCACCTCAGCCCCAGCATTGCGCTGGTCAATCACCATCGCGCCGTTGATGATGCGGTTCTTGAATCCGTTATAGCCTGTAGCCGATGCGCTCAGAAGATTGCTGGTGAACTTAGAGTCCACCAAGTCCCAATTTGCATTTGTCTTTGTTCCCCAGGTGTCGGTGCTTGCACCAACCTCTGGCTTGGTAAGGAGTAGGTTTGTGGTGGTCGTATCAGCCATGTTTCACCTCATTGGGTTGTCCAATCCTTAGACGTTCCGCTTACAGATGTCCAGGGGTTGGTGTTGTCAGAAATTATAGTCCAGCTACCTGTATTTGGGGACTGCGTAGTCCATGACGTGGTTGATGCTCCAGAGTCTGCCCATGTTTCTGGATTGATTGCTTCTGGTTCCCACATCAGTCTCTGAGTGATGTAGTCCAACGCATCAAGGTACTCAGCAACTGCTGCGACGTACTCAAGTCCACCTGTTAATCCATCAGATGCCAGCAAAGCATCTGAATTAAACGCTACCATCTCCAGAGCCATTGTCATGGCATCTTGTACGCTTACGCCTTCAGCAATTGATGTTTCCATAACCATCAAGCCAACGACACTGTCAGATGCTGAACCAGATTCAGATATAGATTTAGAGACTACATAGACAGATAATTGTGAATCAGATGCAGATCCTGATTCAGCGGCAAACGCTACCGCGACAATGTTTTGTCCAATTGATTCTGTGGCCGTTCCTGACTCTAGGATTGAAGCTACAAAATTGGCTACAGATGTCAACGAATCAGATGCTGATCCTGACTCAAGAATTGATGTTCCAACTGTCAACGCATAATTCTGTGAGTCAGATGCATAGGCAGACTCGGATATGCTAACTGGAAAATTAAATCCAGAAATAATTGAATCTACAGCACCAGAATATCCGTATGGACCTGATCCATAGAAACCTTGCCCATATCCACCTTCGACTATAGATACAGAATATATTGCACTACCCAGCGAACTGAATGGAGCCTGGCCAATCGCTGAAATTCCAAACATTTCACACCTATCCGATCAATGTCCAGGACAATGTTGCCTCATCCCAATCATATATTTTTCCATCCACAGGCCGCGCTACGGGCGGTTGCCAATACGATTCGCTTTCATGCAATACCCAACTTGGGTAAGGTGATGGGCCATGCAATTCACAGCCAATCAATGCCCGCGCCTCATCGTTAGTAATAGGCAATGAGCCATCTGGCAGACCGCTTAATGGTATACCAGAATCGTACCAATACAACGTGTTAATTGGAGTTTTATAGTACATATCAGAACGGTGATAGTGCGCTGTAAGTTGCGCCGTTCACATTGGTGACGGTATACGGGCTACCAGCATTTGCGGTGCTACTGTCGTTTGTAAAAGTTCCAGAGTCCTTTGCAAGTAGCAGCAATTTTGTGTTTGTAATATTTGTTATTGGCGCTGTTGGTGGTGTAAACCCAGACACTGTGTAGACGGCTGTACCATTTACATAACGATAATTTGTTAGATTTCCATTTATGTAGTATTGCGTTGTCTCAGAGCCAATTATCATTCCTGTGCTGGTATAAGTTACAGATGTTGTGGTGTCTGTTGTTTTAGCTAACTTCACGCCGTTAACGTAAATTTCGCACACCGTAGTTGACGCGCCAGTATTGCTACGCATGGCGCAAATGTGATACCAAGTATTAGCCACGATTCCAGATGCTGATGTTACCCATTTGGCACTAGCGCCTTGCCATATGCTTAAAATTCCATTACCTGGTGTGGCATTACCATGAAAGAAAAACCTAAAGTCACCTTGCTGGTTACATAAAGATACAAGACCAGCGCTAGATGGTAACGCTGCAAAGCGAACAAACATTTCTATAGTAAAAAGGTTATTCCCAAGAGTTGGCGGGCTTTGCGCGGCTATTGCCGTTAAGTATTGATTGGTTCCGTTTAATGCAACGCTACCGCCAGTTCCAGCACTAGGCCAAGAACTTGCCTGCCTTGCTTGCATTTGTTCCGTCAAAGTCCATATCCCTACCGCCGCCGAACTGCTGGTGGTAGCAGCCGTAGCAGACCGGATGGAACCCTTGTACCGATTCATCAGCTAATCGCCTCGTAGGTGGCAACCATCTCAATTGCATTAGTGGTTCCCGACGTGACCACAATAGACTGGGCTTCACCGACATAAATCATGGTGCTTTTATCCACGACTACCAAAGATGAGTTGCCAGGTACGCTGGTTTGGTATGTAAGTCGGTACGCCGTACCTGCCCCGCCTGTTGCGCTGTTGATAGATACGGTGATGGTTGCCGCAGTGGCCGTGACGTTTGTAGCCATCATGGTATCAATCTTGTTGATGGTTCCAGCGGATGGAGTCAGTGCAGTCCATGTAGTCGCGGTTGTGGTAGTAGGCACAAGGTAGGTTGTCGCTCCAAGAATGGAGGACACGTTGACCATATTCGGGTTTGCCATGCTATTCCTTTAGATGCCGAACACCATCGACATGATGATTGCTTTACCTTCTGTAGCTGCCGCACTGGCGGGGTAGGTTACAAAAACGTCTTTTGTACCAGCAGAGAAGTTAACTAATGAACCAGAATTGCTAGACGATAAAACAGTTGTTCTGGAAAGCGTTGTACCCGAGGAAGTGTATGTACCGATACCAACCTCCCACTCTGAACTGCTTTGTCCAGCAATAGTGTAATAGGTTGAGTTACCATTACCAACAGCAGAAAATGATTGGAATCCTGACGTAGCGCCTGCCAGGGTTACAGTGCCTGTTCCAGTTGTGGTGGTTGTCTCTTTGACTCTGTCGGCAAGTACAAGTGCCATAGCAACAACCCTTTAATCTGTCAGTTCTTCAACTTTGAAGAAACGCTCCTGGCTATCGCCATTGGTGTCAATGTAGGATACAAGCAGCAACAGGGCACAGTTACTATCAACAGCAGCGCTTTGCACTACGCCTGTCATAGTCGTTCCCTTAATGATTACCTGGTCACCTGTCTTAAATGCCATGATTAGACCGATCCGGTATATGTAACGTTCAATGTGTCACCAGACTGAACACCTCGATTACCACCCGTAAAACTACCAGCCGAATACAAAGTTCCTGTTGTTCCACTTTTAGTGTTTACGGTAGTTAGAAAGCATCCTGCAATGGTCGCACTGGCATTGATTGTGAATGATGTAGACGTGGATGCCTTTGATCCAGCAGATGCAGAATTCCAACCTACAGACGGACGGGTTGAGTTGGAGTATGCTACGCTTTCGCTCCAACCAGAATGGGAAGACATGGTATCTCCAGCCGCATATGTAGGAGTAGATGCTCCGTCTACCAGCCCCATGTACCAGGCTGCCGTGTACGCGCTACCAGCAAAGAAGTTATCTAGAAGATTATTCTTTCCTACGGTCACCACCAAATTTTCAATTGGCTCTGCCCACTTGATGTTCCCATCTGCATCGAAGCAAGTGACTTCATAGAAACCAGTTGCGCCAATGCTTTCCTGCACGGCAGATTGGCTTGATATGGAAGCGCTTGATGCGTCTTTGCTGTTGACTCGTTCAGAATGCATTTTGCTTTCTCCAATACTGGGAAAATTTTAACCGAAAGACCTAGCGCGTGACTTCAGCACGCCTGCGCTAGTCGCTCCGCGCTCATCTGCAATTTGCAGTTCCTCTATTCCGTTCTTATACAGTCCAGCCCACACTTGAATCCTGGCATCATCCTGTAGGTATGGCGCTGCCTGTAGCAGTGAACCGTACAGGTACACGTCAGGTGCTTTAGTGAGCAGCCAGTTGGTGGTGTTGGAGTCGGACAGCTTGCTCAGTTTGCTGTAATAAATCAACTCTCCCGTGTAGCTGGAATCAGGGATTGGGACAACGCGAATTTGTGACCCGACAACGCCAAAGAACTTAGGCTTTCCGCTGGACGTGTAGACAGTCAGTAAGTCATCCAGGCTGTCGATGGTCTCAAACTGCAATGGAGTGACGGGATTGGTGTCCATCTTGAACGTCCGTGCCTCTAGGAAGTCGCTTGGAGTTGCGTTGTACTCTGCGCTGATGGTAGCCGTGGCGCGGGTAATCATCTGAGTCGTACGCAGGGTACGCTCCATCTGAGCCTCTGCCAAAGATACAAAGTCGGTGATGGCAGACGTGAGATCGCTACGGTTGAGCCAGTCGGCCACCGAGGCTTTCAGTTCAGCGTAGGTGCTAAGTGCCATGCTCTGCCTTTTCCTTCTCGATGTCGCGCATCATCCAGGTGTGGTCGTGCTTGAATTCAAACGTCCCGATGTGGCCGATTTCTTTGCTCACGTCGTGGTCTATGTAGATTCTAAACCCTGCCGCCTGCG